TCGTATGCTCGTGGATGGTCCGATTCTTTGGCGAGCTCCAGTATTCCTTCCACTGCATCCGTTCCTCTTTCGACCAAATTGTAGAAGTTTTGTCGCTGGTATTCATAATCTCTCTCCACATGATCAGTATTAGCATCACCCCAATCTTCTTGGGATAACGGCATCACTTCTTGTTTTTTATTGTCAGTTGAAATTTCTTCTACTACGCCCAATGCTTTATCAATTTCATCACTCATCGTTACAATACCTTTTACATATTCTGGTGTCGTACACTTAACTTACTTTAACTTATCTGTACCTGTTTCTACATCAAAAACTTTTCCATCTTGGAAGAACGATGACGTTTCATTAAATCCAAAATCATCATCTGCATCAGCTGTAATTGGATCAGGAGATGCCTTAAATCTCTGTTCTCTTGCAGGAGAATTGTCTGGTAAATCTGCAAACTGATCAACCTGTACTGTTTTAATAACACCTTGAGAGGTAACAGGACCATATAGATAAAACTTCGCTGTAAAAGATAAGGTGTAGATAATAGATCGTCTGGAAGTAAAGTCACCTTCATAATCATCTTCATAAGAAATGCTATTCAAAACAATAGGAACATCTCTACTACCATGCATACTAGCAATATCGTTTATGGCCAATGTATAATCTGGCTGAAAGTATGGTAAAATTTGTTCTACAATCTGTAATGCATCATCTGAATTTTTTGATAAGATATATAATTCAAATTCTAAATTGTATGGAACAGGCATATACTGGATATCAAGTTTTGTACTACTCTTTGTTTTCTTAAACTTCTGGACTCGATTTAACTTTCTAGTAGCATCATATGAAAGACCATTAATCTCAAAACCAATTCGTGGTAAAGTTACAGCAACTTGTTTTGTTAAATCTGGGTCTTCAGCCAGACGCACTAAAAATTTCTGTCGAGGGCCATAGGCCAACGGAACTTTCATTGACTGGTTTATAGTTCCATCATTATCCTTACGAACTAGATGTATATCATTAAACATAGTACCAAATGCAATGACTACCTTTCTAATTGTTTCATGATAAAATTGTTGTCCTAACATTATCCCTCACTCCCCACATCTCCAAACGGATTTTTCTCGCTGAAGTCAATTATTGTATCATCCAAAGTATCAAACAATTCATTCTGAGCCATGGGGTCAATAACGTCACTGTCTCTACTTCCATCTCCTATTATATAGGACTCTTGTAATAAGAACTCTCCTGTCTCAATAAGTATACTTTCACCAACAGATGTCGAATCATCTTCACCAATAATATTATCATTATCTGTTTCGTCTTTCAACAATCCTCTAGTTGCAATCGTATCATGTATTCTAATTTGTTCATTGACTGCACTTGACTGTTCCAAAGTAAACTGATGGAACATTGCATCAACTGACAATGCGTCTTCAATCGCATCAACAGCTGTTATACCTGTATCCAGTTTTTCAGAACTGTAATCGAATGTACGACACGATAATTTATAAACTGGATTGGTATCTAGTTGATGAAAAGGCTCATCATGATTTACAAAATTAACTTCAAACAACTTTTTCAGTATTGGATGAAATACCAAATCTCCCTCTAATGGACGATCTGCATCTGTAGCATCAGTTTCATTAAGAATATAAAAATCAGAACCTTCAAAAGTAACCGCATTGCCTGAGTTATCAACGGTTCCAGACTCTATCAGAATAGAACCACCTGTTGTATCTGTTCCATCTTCAATAGTGAATTGTTTTGTTAATTCTTGAAATCTGTGTTTTGCAACTACAAATGTAATCTCACTCAGGTCTTGAAGGCCGAACTTTGTCATAAGTTCTCTTTCACCAGCGTATCCACCACCAGCGTTTTCAACATACATTTCTATTTTTGCAGAGTTTCTAAATTTAGAAAGTGTATCTTCACCAAAAATAGTATCTTCTGCAACAAGTGTTCTGTCGAGATAATGAACATCGTGCCCATAAATTTGAATTACTTCTGCAACCAAATTTTTATATAGGTTTTGTTCAGTCGCAAGAGCAGCAACATTATTTGTGTGGAATGCTGAATTAACCGCCATAGGATTATCCTATCATGTAGTTGACTGGCAACTCAAATGCAAGTTGTATTTGTTCTTCTAGTCTTTGCAGTTCTTCTTGAGCTTGTGAATAGATTTCTCCCCCATTCATAGTAATACCGCCTAACATTTCTACACCACTAAACTTAGATAAGTTTGCACCCCATTGTCTCTTAATAAGAGCAGTTGTATATCTTTTCAAATACATGTCATTAAAAATGTCTGTAAATTGTGTTGGGTCAAGCTTCCTATAACATTCGATAATAATAAATTCACCCACATCAAGATCATTGTTCCAATCCATATCTAGATAGAGTCTCTGTTGATGTTGGTGAAAACGAATTGGAATTTCACCCACAAGAATATGCTCCAATAAATCAAGATGTTGAAGAGTCTGTTGATATTCTATAATTGACGATGAAGAAAAATCATAAAGGTCATTGAGTCGTAATTGATATCTAAGATCAAACATGTTAGATGTTGAGCTGTCAGTAAAAGGAAATACTTGTACAACTGCAATAACTTCTTCGGGTGTAGGAATATATCCAGCACCGTCTAACCATGTAGCAGTTATCGAACTATCAACAGTATCAGTTGCAGATGTGCTGTTATTGGTTCCAGCTCTATCAACGTCTGCCTGTGTTATTTGATGTTTAAGATAAACCTTTTCGATTCCATCATAATGATATTCTGCAAAATATTGAAGAGCTTCATCTATTCGATCATCAATTTGATCATCAGACACATTAATGTCAATCACGCCGAAACCAAGATTTCTAAGACAATATGATTTTAATGTCGCCTTTGTTGCTGGAATTGCCATTACATTGCTCCTTACCTTCTATTTATAAGTATTTATATGCAATGCAGTTTGGACCGTACTGACCATCCTCAAACCATTCAGAAGTCTTAATGAACCCAACACTTCTGTATGCTGGCAAAGCACTTTGTCTAGGACATGTCCACATATATATTCCACCTTGTTTCTTTGCATATTCTAAACACCAAGTCAATATTACACTAGAATATTTTTGTCTTCTAAAATCTGGATGAACCCATAGTCCTCTCGACCTCCAATATACAAACATTCCCTCTTTATTGCTTTGATAACAACTATTTACAGCAACTAATTCTTTTCCAGACCTAAGGCCAATAAATGTAGGTTCAACATCCTTTACCATTTGTTTATCTTTACCAAGATTTTTTTTGTACCATAACCATGTCCACTCATTTGCTTTTGCGACCCCATTCTTCTTGTCAGGCCACAGTTCTCTCTTCCATATTTCTTCAATTTCCTCGAAACTTATCTCTTCGACAAAATTAAACATAATTTTTAAACCCCTCCCATTCATGGGGCTTATTCATTCGGTGAGTAAAATGAACAAACTTAATGTCTGGATGAAACTCACCACCCAAATATATGTACTCATTTCCTGTTAATTCTCTATATTTTCTTGCCAATTGCACGTTCCATTTAAACATACTTTTTCCATAATTTATATCTGTTCCAGTGACCCACCGAGTAAACCATTCGTCAGGCAAAGTAACAACCTCAAGCTTCTCTTTTGCAGAATCTTCAACAAAATACTGTTCACCATTTACTGGGCCATTTGTAGTTCCATTATCAATGTAATATCGTTGCCAACCATTAATGTTTGACATAAATTTATCATAGATGTATTTACAGTCTTTTGGGTAGTATTTAAAAAATCCACCATTTATCTTATATTCATTTTTTGAAGTGTCTCTCCACCAACCTGGCATTGCAATAAATTGTCCACGTTCTACAGGATAGTCAAACACCTTCTCATAATCATTCACCAAAATAATATCAATGTCAATCACACAAATAGGTTCGTCAATATCCTGTTGCATTGCCCACATCTTATTCCACTGTAACGTAACTTTAGAATCATATGGCTCCCGTATCCAGACTATCTCGTAGTCTGAAAGTTTTTTCTCTAAGTATGTCTCGTATTCTGGGCCATACTTGTCACCGATTCTAACTGCAAATATTTTCATATCAATGTGTGTGCAATAGGTTAACTATTACTTTCTCCACGTTCTCTGTAGTCATCGGTATATTCATTATCATATGATCACTTTTATCTATCCAACTAACTGTTCTATGTGTCATTCTAGTATTTACATAATATGCTCTGCCGTGTTCAATCATCAGTTTCTTATCATCTTGCATAAACCAATCATATTGCTGCGGCCCACAGTTCTGAAGAAACACAATTACCCTAAAACAATTTCTGGGTATGCTTGGATGATCTCTGTGCGGTGGAAAATAACCACCAGTATTTGAACGAACAATAAAGGTTCGACCTAAAGGTTCAAACGCATCACATATCGGTTGTAGACTTTCACATGAATGATATAACTCTGTAAACTCATTAAAATCTACATCGTCTAATTTTTTTCCTGCTGATCGACTTGCCTGTGGTAAACTAGGATTGTCTTGGTGTGTTTTGCCAGGCAAATTTGTAACAGCAAGACCTTCTCTATTATTAGGTCTGCCCTCTTTCGGTAAGTAGTTAACCCAATCATTATCAAACAATTTAATTTCATGCCTATACTTTTCTGGGTCAACGTAAAAATGCAAGGGTTCAAAAATACCTAACTGCAACAGGCCCAACTCATTCATGAGTGTATCTTGCGTAACCTCTCCAGCTGGAAATTTATGCCGAAAATTTCTTTTTCCTGCTGGTAAATCAACTTCATTATCCACCATTTTTCATACCTCTTTTCTCTTTGTAGTAATCAATCGTTTAATATATTTGTCCTTTGTTGGTCTTGTTCCTCTTAGGTAATAGTATTCAGTGTGTTTTTCTAGAGTATTAACTAACTTATCGAAACTCTTCAATAAGTAAGGAAAGTCATAACACACATGAGATGTGTGGTATCCATATATGTTGCTTATATCCATAAACACTTTTTTATTTTTAATTTTATCAATGAACCATTTTGGCCTAATATCAATTCCACAAATAATATCCCATACTTTATATTCTATATCATATTTTTTGTACATCTTCTCTTGAAGAGTTCTTAGCTCTTCATGTGTTCCAAAAGATTCGGTTCTTTTGTTGAGTGCATCCCTATGGTCTTTGTTTGTAGTGAAACCATTAGTGGCAATAATTTGATCAGAATTTTTAGCATATAATAATATATCGTCCATAGACATATTCATCTCAACTATGTTTTGTTTTATCTCTACATTTTCACTACAGTAATCATAGAATACAATATCACCATCAAAGTCTAATTTCTCTGCGAACACTTCACCAGTGTATCCAGCTGTTGGGGTCATTATCAAATCAAATGATTTGTCTGGCAGCCTTCCCAAAGATTCTGTATTCTCTGCATAAAACACCTCGTACATTCTTGTAAACAAAACTTGAAAATATGGATCACTTTTGTTTATTTCCTCACGCCATCCCATCTTCTTTGAATCAATCAACTCCCAGTTTTTATTTTGCATATCTCTACGTTCAGTCATATGACCATATGCCCAAGCTTTGTTTCTTCGTTCATTAATTGGAAAATTTGTGATCGTAGGAAGTTTATGGGGGGTCATCCATGAAGGAGTGTAGTCATCATGAAAATTATCTTCTGCTCTTATAAAATTATCCCACTTCCCTCTTATATTTGGTTTACCCAACGACCTCCATTTTTCAAGATTGAGTTCAATATGCTGGTGATGAATGAAGGCCTTCTCATTAGGTTTTGCAATAATGTGACCTCGACAAAATTCACCTGTCTTTGTCCAGTTATAAAATCTCTGAATTGTAGTTATAGGACTAACCATATCAAACACCATACCAGCTGATACAATCATGGCATGAGTATATTTGTCACAAGTATCTAACACATCATTCAATTCAGTTAGGTAACATATCTTTTGATCATGCCCAGTTCCAGCTCCAGTAACACCACCAGAAGTTTGCAGTAGTGTTGTCTGTAATTGTTTCTCTGACGCAAAATCCCATTGCAATGTTACATAAGGGGGAGCCTTCTTGTTTGGATACACAATAATAAAAACAAGATGTTCAAATCCTTTTTTGGATTTTATCTTGTCTGTATGTTTTAACCAAAGATTTTTGAAATCGTCAAAGCTTTTCATAGTAAGGTTTCCATTCGGGGAACACATCAGTCAAACAGGTTCCTCTATACTTATCACGCTTTGCAACGTCCTCAATCATTCTATCGTGTAATCTTTGATCAAACGGTGTCTCTGTCAGATAACTTATTAATTTCATAAAAGTTTTACTATGTCGTGGTTTGCTCTCATTATAAATTTTGTCGATATAAAATTCTCTGATGTCTTCAGGCACAGTAGCAATAGTGTAAAGATTATCTCCACCAATAACTAAACTGCCTGTTGCAAAATTATTATAAACCTCTGGTTCAGCACTCCTAAGTTCGTCTACACCATCAGCAACTTCGTGCAAATATCCAACGTTAAGGGAGCTGACACAAGTTGCAAACAGTATTTTAGTTCTGGGTAGTTTTGCAAATCTTTTAACATTTTCCATAATCTTTGGCCACTTGGAAGGAAAACGAATATAATTATTCTTCTCTCCCCAACACTCAACAGAAACATTTATTTGACAATCTTTGAAGTGTTGAACATATTCAAATACATCTCCCAGTTTACCCATCTTAGGAGTTAACGTTGCATTGGTAGTCATAACAAGCCGCATTTGTTTTGATACACCCATATCAATTGCATGATCCATCATTTCATAATTTTGTGGAAGTGCAAGTGTCTCGCCTCCAACAAGTTTCAACTCAATAAGATTTTTCAATACGTCTGTGTATTGATTCATATCATCTTCTTCGTTGACCCAAGTTCTTCCGGCAAGCCAATGACTTGTCATTCCTTTACCTTCAGTTATACCAATCGCCTCATTTTCTTTTGCATAGGTTGACGAATTAAATGGTCCACACATATTACACTTTAGGTTGCAGAAATTATTAGGTGCGTTGTACTCCATAGTCAGATAAAATGGTTCACTGTGGTCTGTATCAATATACTCTTCAAGTGCAGTGGTGTGTTCTCTATACTCTCCATGTTCCTCATCAAACTTGTCAGCATACATCAACCTATGACTTTCAGTTTTTGAATGTTTCTCTTGCTCTTTGCAAACCAGACAAAACTTTTCTGTTAGCGGCCCGCCCCCCTCTAAA